AATGGTCGTTATTGGTGGACAGGGACATCAATACTAACAGTAATACCAGAAGAAAATTATGAATATAAATGGACTTCTGATTTTAAAGTTGTTGAACAATTAAATGGAAAGAAAATATGAAAGTATATGTAGTTTATCAGGAAAATGGGTTTGGTGGCTCAGAAGTTGCAGAAGTATTTTCATCAAGAATAATTGCACGAGAATATGTTATTGATGAAATATTTGGCAAAAATCAAGCGTATAAAAACAAGACAGAAAACGTATTAAACAATTGCGCTGACCAGTTTATTCACGAACACGATGTTCTTTTTAATTGGCGGTAACGTATTTATAAACACAATTAACATAAAATAGGAGGAACAGAAATGAAAGAGAAAGAATACACAACAGAGGATTGGGTGGCAATTCACCAAGAGTTTTTCACTCTTGCCCGTGAGATAACAGACATAAAAATCCACGGAAAACTGTTAAGCCTATTTGTTAAGGCATTTAATGTTGGTCTTGAACTTGGATTTGAGGAAGGGATGAACTTTGAAAAACTACAACAGATTTCTGAGAAGTTTATGTTTTCCCCCCCTGAAGGCAAATGAACAAGTAAAACCTGATCCTGACCATTCACAATACATTGCAGGAAAGATGGAGGGAGTCGATGGGATTGCATATAAGAAGGGCAAAGTTGACCCATTTCTACCACAGGATATTTGGTGATGATTGACTTAGTACGGTGGTTTTATCCACACGAAAAAAGTTTGTCTTTTGACACTATTGTAAGCAATTTGAAAAATTGGAGGGAGCAGAAATGAAAGCAATATTAGAATTTAACCTACCCGATGATCAATACGAATACACGCAAGCTATTAATGGAAGCAAGTATGCAGCGGCATTGACTGAGATATGGAACGAGTTCAGGATCAGGGAAAAGTATTCTGAAACTCAGGAGACTACTTGGGAGGAAGCTCGTCAGATAGTCATAGATATTTTTGATGATAATGATATTAATCAGGATGACTTATGACATTTGAAGAATCAAAGATTGTATATGTAGCACGCTATTACATGAACTACTCCTCTTCTGAGGAGGTATTGGAAGCATATCGTACTCTTCAGGAAAAGGAGAGTCGTAATGCCGATAAGAAGGCAAACCTGTATGTGAAGATATGGGAGCCCTTGGCAGACTCTTCAGTGAAGCAGATATTGGTGATGATTGACATGGATCTTGAAGAGCTTAATGTATTTTTAGACAAGTGGACAGTTCCAAAAGAAGGGGTATAAAAATGATATAGTTAAAAATTGAAAAACAATATGAACCAGTTGAAAGAACGTAAGATAAAGAAAGTATGCTCCATCTGTGGGTCTGAGGACATAAGGATGGATGCTTGGGCTATGTGGAATTACGACAAGCAGAAGTGGGAGATTGAAGATGTGTTTGATAGCTGTTGGTGTGAGAGTTGTGAGAATAGTTGTAATGTAGAAGATAAGGAGAACTAATATGAAAGATCATGTAAGAAAAGCAAGACTTATTTTCAGGAGAATAGACGCAAGTCTGTTCTATTCTATAACTGTTAATGATGACGGAATACGCTTTCAGGGGCATTTCAATTCTAAGACTGCTTTGTTCCTCAAGAATCTTAAATTTGCAGTGTCAATATCTCCTAATGGATACATCGAGTTTAACAGGTCTAACATTAAAGTCACACTGACATGAAAATGAACATTAACATCTCTCATTTCGAGGAACTGATGAAAAGAGGGTATAGTCTTGACATGGTTTATCTCCTGATGCTTATTGATGAAGGAGCTGACCTGTCAGGGTTATATCAGGAAAGCGAGAGAGCAGCCAACATACGCAGTGCTATGTTGAGAAAAGCTCTTATTACAGAGGATCGCAAGATTACTCTGCTTGGAAAAGACCTTCTTGCTTTCATGTCCTCCACGAAAAGAGGGAGGATTGAAAAAAAGAAGGTTCTTTCCACAGAGTTCGATGAATGGTGGAAAGTGTTTCCAGGGACTGATACCTTTGAATATAAAGGCAAGAAGTTCATTGGTTCAAGGGCATTGAGGCAGAACAAAGATGCATGCAGAGTGAAGTTTGAGAAGATAATCATAGAGGGAGATTATACGGCAGAAGAGCTGATAGAGGCCCTCAAATATGATGTGGTGCAGAAGAAAGAGGCTTCTTTCAAGACTGGAAATAACAAACTTTCTTACATGCAAAACAGCCTCACCTATCTTAACCAAAGAAGTTTTGAGCCATTTATCGAATTGATTAAAAAAGGTATCAGAGATGATGCAATTGATGATGAACCTATAAGAAGCGTAGAAATATGAGTTTTGATACAATCAGAGAAGAAGTAGAAAAGGGTTTGTTAGGTTTGAATGAAGGCATCCCTATGGGTTTCTATAGGGTGAACAAGTACATAGGCATAAGAAAGAGAATAATGACTCTCATCTTTGGTGCAACTGGATGTTTGTCAGGTGATACCGTGATAAATATATTACATGGAACAAACAGACATTGTAGTAGAAAGTATTCACTAGAAGAATTATATTATAAGTTCAACTGCCTTGGTGTTCCGGAGAGTATAAAGAAGCAAAAGAAGAAAACTGGTAGGAGGTGGAGTGGTAAACATTCGACTAAAGCTATCTGCTATCAGCATGATCGTGATATTTTAACATTTAACAATGTAATGAATGTAGTTCAGTCTGGAATAAAAGAGACTTTTGTACTGAAAACTGCTAAAGGTAAAGAAATAAGAGCAACCAAAGATCATAAGTTTCTTGTATCTCTTCCTTCAGTTTATAAAAGTCTGTCAGATCTTTCAGTTGGAGATACTGTGTATGTACGATGTAATAAATCTTCAAAAGGCAGAAAATCAAGACCTTATAGATATAATATTATTACAGCAATGCCTTATTATCCTTCTGCTACAAGTAAAAAAACAGTAACAAAAGGAGTTGAATATAATTATCAGAGAATAAGTAGAACTAGGGCTGTTTATGATGCGTGGCTAAATAGAGTATCTCTAGATTATTTTATAGAACAAGTGAAGACAAATCCTAATCACGGATTTATATTTTCAGATACCAAGATGGATATTCATCATATAGACGGTGTATATTATAATGATGTTCCTGATAATTTGTTATTGATAACTAAAGAAGAACATAGTAGATTACACGGAAAAGACGGTCATTCTGCTCATTTTGGAGATAGGTCAATTGAAAAAGATGAAATAGTATTAATAGAAAAATGGAGGGAGGAAATGACATATGATATAGAAATGAGTAGTCCGTACAATAATTTTGAAGCAAATGGAATAATAGTTCATAACAGTGGAAAGTCAGCCTTNNTAAGCAGGAGGATATTCCTTACACAGGGAGTATTGATTCCCATTCCCAAGCTATTGGGATGGTGGTCTGATGATAAGCTTACTCATGATGAACATGACCTATTCATGCAATGCAAGGACTATATAGATGGTCTTCTTGATGTGGTGGACATAGTGGAAGGTCCTCAGAATCCTACCGGTATATACAAGTATGTGAAGGAGTATGCTACAGCTAACGGTAGGTTTGAAGAGGTGGACGAGTATACCAAGATCTATGTACCCAATCATCCCAACGAGATAGTGATAGTAGCTGAGGATCATCTTGGCCTTACTAAGTCTGAGAAGGGGATGACAACAAAGAAGGAGGCCATTGATAAGCTCAGTGAGTATAATCAGTGGTTCAGGGATGCTCTTGGATATACTCCTGTTCTTGTGAGTCAGCTTAACAGAAGCTTGAATAATCCCGCTTTCATGAAGAGGGAGGCATTTGAGCCGACTATTGACGATATAAAGGAGAGTGGTAATCCCGGTGAGGCTTCCGATGTAGTGATATCATTGTTCGATCCTATAAGATATAGGACTCAGGATGATTCATACAAAGTCGGTAATTTTGTGGACCCGTCGACTGGAGGAAACTATTTCAGAAGCGTGAAGATACTCAAGAATTCCTATGGAGAGGATTCAGTGAAGATAGGGATGGCATTTCATGGTGCCACCGGCATTTTCAAGGAGCTTCCTAAGAGTAAGTATATGGATGGCTTTGACTATAATTCGTTATTTACAGGAGAATATTTTTTGTTATGAGTAGAAAGAAGAAGAAACCAAAGGAAGAAGAAAAGGTACAAATGTTCAGAGATGGATATTTCAGACTGGATTTACCTGATTCATTCAATGTGGCACTAGGTTATGCAAATCCTGGAAAAGGGTTAGCTACTCCTTCATATGTTGAAACCTATTCAATATCCAGATTATGAATATAAGAGATGTTAGACAGGATCAGTTTGCTGATACCTGGATAGAAAGGGGCATGTGGGGCATACTTAACTTGGCTCCAAGGTTTGGAAAGATCAGGGTGGCAATGAAAATAATGAATA